CTTCAAAACGTCCTTCGCAGGAGCAGCATTGTATTTGGTGAAGAACCGAGCAAGTTCTTCAAAGATAACTCGGTCGGTTCTATCTGTAAAATAGTCAGGGGACAAGAAAGGCATAACCTTTCTTGCGTACTCCTCGTGACTAATTAAGTTGCCAAAGATTTGGTCTTCAATTCGCATCTACTTCATCCTCAATATCATTATCAGTAACAACAGATTCGTCGCTACCATAATTATACTTGGATTTACAGTATGTGTCAAGTTTATCTAGGATTTCCTTGGTAAAAAATTCTGTTGGGCGTTGAGCGATAGCCTTACCGAACACCTTACGTCCATCATGAACTTCGATACGTCCACCTTGCGCCTTCCAGATACCAGCTTCAACAGCCAGATCGGTCAAGCCATGGTAACGATCCAAACCTTTGGTGAACGACAGCTTCGTTTCAACCATTGACTTCTCGCGAGTGAAACGAGACTTCTCAACCTTACACTTGATGATGTTACCAACAACTTCAGTACCGTCTTTGTCTTGAGACTTAGACAAGAACACAATCGAAGAAGCTGCGTACTTCAAACCATCACCACCACCCATAGTACGGGATGGCATGTAAGAACCGATGACAGCGTAGGTATGGTTTGTAACAACCATCGCGACATCAAGTTTAGACAACTTCAATGACAACACACGGAATGCGCCACGAATCAATTGAGAACGTGTCATATCGCGAGTGTCTTTACCTTCAGCGATGTCTTCCATTTCTTTTGAAGTTGACAACATACCCAATGAGTCCAAGAAGAACATCAATGGTGGTCGATCTTTCTTAGGAGTCTTCTCGTACGAATCAAGAACCTTAGTAGCTTGAGTACGGAATTCCTGTACTGTCGAAACTGGCACAATCATGAAACGCTTGGTATCGATACCACGCTCTTCGAGCATTTCGCGGTTCAGGGCACCTTCGGTTTCGAAGTAAATGATTCCAGCCTTTGGATCAGTGCGGAGAAAATTGTTCGCAATACCCAGAGCATAGAAGGTTTTACCAGTCGACGACTCACCAGCCAGAGCTGTGACTTTGTTGCCAGGTAAACCACCATAGATGCTGCCAGATAGCAGGGCATTGAGAGTATAAGAACCAGTGTCGATAAAAGTATCAGTATCACCAACCACACCATCATCAGCGAGTCCCGCATATTCATTATCCAGTTCTTTTACAATATCTTTTAAAAAGCTCATTCTGATTTCTCCTCATCATTTGGTACATAGGTAACTTCGTTAGCAATCATCGAGAGATACTCAATGGCGCATACAAGACAGTAAGTCTTTTGTTCATAGCCGAAGTCGGGCATATTCACACGGAACACGTAGTCATCTGGGATTTCTCCGTGCTTTTCGCAAATCAGTTTGAAAGGTGGCTTCTTTGCCACAGTAGTATTTTCCATATATTTCCTTTGTCGTATGTTATAATTACGCGAAGAAGTCATCAAGAGTCGCTTCGTCCTCGATCGTCCATGAGATTGCGCCCATGATAGCAGCCAGAGGATCCAAGAAAACCTTGTTGAATTGTTTCTCGTAATCAACGTATTTATCCAAATCAAATTCCTTTGGAATTTCAGTTGTGAAACTAATCACATCTTCGTGTAGTGTGTTGGGTTCGCGCAAGTAGATAAACTTGATACGATCGCCTTCGTTGATAGGCTGATACTTATTCTCGAGTTGTTTCTGCTTGAGCATATGGTTGTACATCAAAGCACCACGAACATGGATAGGCGTTGACTTACGATATACCTTACCAGCGTCAGCATATTCTTTCATGTTGTTGACACCACGAGGGAATGCGATCTCAGGAATCGACAGCTTGAAGAACTCGGTCTTGTAGTCAGTAATAAACTTACGCAGAGCAAGTTGATCACCCTTGATAACAATCTTCATCGCCTCTTTCAACTTGTCACGAACAACCAGAGGCGTCGATGACTTAACCATCTCAAGACCCATAATCTTCATCTTGGGTTGAGCGTACTGAACACCCTCAGAGTTGTGTACGTTCAAAACGTAACGCTTCTTAGCAGTCCAGATACCACGGTCGGCAATAACTTCGCGCTTCATGATCATCTTCTGAGCAAAGGCATTCTGACGATCGGCCAACTCTTGATACTGTTTATCAATGAATGGCTGTAGCTTATCTTCGCAAATCTTATCGATGAACTTGACGATCTTATCTTTGTCGAGTTGGTCTTCCTTCGTGAACAACTTATCAATCAATGGACCAAAGCGCAAGTACACAGAGTCAGTATCAACCGCAATAACAAAGTCATCCTTGTCAGTTCCGAGCATCTTGTTGAAGTATCCGTTCAACTTGTTAGCAATCCAACGAATAGACAACTGACCAGACAACGTGATGCCCTCAGACATACGCTTGTCGTAGTAACGGAAATACTGGTTGGCCAACGCACCATAAGCTGAGTTCAAAGCAATCTTCAAAGCCATCTGAAGGTTGTTCAAGCGAGAGATCTCATTTACCAGAGACTTATCCTTGGTGTTCTCATAATCCTGCTGGATCTTCAACATTTGCTTCTTGGCTTTGCTTCGATCGATGTACATCTTTTCCATCAACTCAGGCAAGAAACCCTTATGCTCTTTCGTATAACACCAGCCGTTGGCAGTACAAGAAAGGTTCAGGTTGTGATATCCACCAGTCTCAGCATGCTCAAGGAAATAGTTTACACCACCGATGTGCTTGTAGTTAGCGTCCATCGTTTCTGGTGAGATGTTATACTGCATAATCAAGTGAGGATACAGACTGTTCAAGTCGAAAGACACAACCCAGTCATGCATGCCAACCAGCGGATCCTTAACATATGCGCCTTCGATAACAGCATCTTTCTCGTTGTGAGTCTTGTTAGGAATAACAATTCCCTTGGCTCTCAAATGATTATAGATGATGGTATCCCACATACGAACTTGAGAGAACACGTCCTCATAGTTTACGCGAGCAGTATACGCCATAACGATAGCCAACTCAACCAACTTCATCTTATCTTCCAACATGTCAACCAACTTAGTGTCGTGAATGTTGTAGTCAACGAACTTCTTCCAACCGTAAGTATAGAAGTCCTTGAAGGTTTCGTACTCAGAGTGGTCTAGCTTGTTCTCACCAAGCTCAACAAAGGCGATGTGATCAAGTTTATATGATTCTTGCATCGTGTATGTGAACTTCTTGTACAAGTCAAGATAGTCAAGCGCAGAGATACCTGCGATATCATAACAAAGTTCTTCACGACCACGCGAGTTGATCTTACGCTCATAGAGAACATTCCAAGGCGACAACTGTTTCGCAGCTTGATCACCAAGAACAACCATGATTCGACGAATCAAGTACGGAATATCGAAGAAGTTAATGTTCCAACCAGTAACAACATCAGGATAGTTCTCTTTCCAGAAGTCGATAAAATTCAACAGTAGGGCTGCTTCATTTTCGCAGTGGTGAAAGATAACTTCCTTGTTACCTGTGTATGGACTCTTACCAAAGACATGAATCTCTTTAGTAGTATTATCCATCATACTGATCAGAAGCACTTCTTCATTGGCAGTCTCAATATTGGGAAAGCCTTCTTCAGTAGAAGTTTCGATGTCGATCGATGTGATTTTGATTAGCGATTTGTCATACTTAATCTCAGACTGATAGTTGTCAGAGATGTATTGGTAGGCAAAGTTGGTATTGCCAAATACGTTGAAACCTTGAACATCTTTATAACGCTCAAGGAAATCTTTCGTTTCTCGAATAGATCCTGGCTGAATTGCGTAAACAGCCTGTCCATCCAATGTGTGATGAACTTCGCCAGCATTCTTAGTCTTCGAAGAAACATATAATGTTGGGTTGAAGTCGATCTTGTCCATGTATGGGATGCCATTCTTGACACCGCGCACACATAGCTTATTACCAAGTGGAAATACGTTTGTGTAAAATTCCATTGAACTCCTTACTTACCGTGAACCAACATCATGATGTCATATGCGCAGTCATGAGTTGGGTGGTGTTTTACGACATGGGCACCAACGTCAAAATCAATCTTCAGTTTACAGTAACCGTTCTTTGAAGTTTCAGTCAGGCAGTCCAAAGCAGTGCGGATATCTCGCCACACATGATAAGGTGCGATCAATTCTTGTCCAGCTGCTTTACACAAGCTGTCGATAACCATTTGATCTAGCGAGCCTCGTGCCCAAAATGTTGAATTGCCTGCATTATCGCCGATGTAGTCTTTGAGAAGGTCGATGCCCTCAATAGTCGTGACGTCATCAGCCGATGGAGTCAGGCTGGTTTTACGCACATAGTCATGCTGTTTAGACCACCACTCAACGGTGTCCTTGCTAATGGTACGTTTGTAATTCTTAATCTGTTCTGCTACGTTGAACTTAACGAACAACGCAGTATCTAGGTAATCTTGATATGTCTTCGTCGTATCCGACGGATCAAACTCAATAATTGATGCTGATAGAATGACACTGGTGCTCTCTACGTCCAGTGTCTCTACGTCAAACATATACATCATCTTTTGTGTCCTTATCTAATTTAATAATTCGTAATTCATCATACATGCTGGTCTTCAGAAGCTCTTCGACCTTAGTGTCAGCTTCCAACCAGTCGTACGCATATTCGGTCATCATAATCATGCCTTGCCGATACGCACGAATTTGGTGGGTTGGTTTCAATTCAGTACTCCGTTCTCTACTCCGATGAATACTATTTTACCTTCATCGAGGGATTTTTGTAAAATCTTTTCTCCAATTAACTCGTTGACCAAGTTCTCAATGTAGACAAGTTCGTCCATGGTTAGCGCATCTGCGGACATGACACCATCAAGAACAGCCTTCACAACTGCTTGTCGTTCTTCGTTCATTCGTCAAATCCCAAAAGCATTTTATTTAAAACAGCATCGTCTTCGTGGTAACGGCTCTTAACCTTACAGCTGATACTCTCACCGTAACAGCAGTAGCGGTCATCAGCAACAAGACAAAATCCTGCACCAACAACTGTACCACCAACTTGGTAAGCGATATCAGAATGCGTACAGAGCTCGCTGAACACAAAAGGCAACTCGAAGCTGCCTTGTTTCACAATGATGTATTTTGTTTTCACTCTTCAACTCCGAAATGTTTCTTTATTTTGTATTTGATTATATCACTAGCGGCTTCGCCTTCAGCATAGATATTCTTATCTTGAAAATCATCAGCAGACTTACGATGTTTGAAGTAGTCGGCTCGTGTATCGTCACACATTGTCACACATTCTTTCACAATCAGCTCGGCGAACTTTTTGTAATCAAATTCTTCGCTGGCGTGGTCAACATAAAACTTACG